GTTTTCTCAATTTTGTTACCTATTACTCGTTTCTCTTGTTTTTTACGAGCCATACGTAATCAAAAGGGTCATATATTAGTATTTGGTGTTGAAGCTTAGGGTAATTCTCATATTTGTCTTATTCGGTGGTACATAGTGCTGCAACCACCCTGGGAATAATACAAGTTGTCCAGTTTTTGCTTCTACTCTTTCTACATTTGACGTATATTTTCCAGGAGCGTTGGGTGCGGTATGTTGTACATCTAACATTCTATATCCTTCTGTTGCACTGACGAACACAATTGGTGCACTTCCTTCATCAACGTATGGGTAATATGCTGCACTAATTACACTTTCATAGTGACGATGAACACCAACAGAACCATTCATAGTTAAAATATTCATCCAACTTTCGTAGATATAGCTTGTTTGAATACCTATTTCTGCTGAATAATCGTCAACATACTTTTGAAATTCAGTATACAAATGCTTAAGTTCTGGCATTTTACTTGGGTCTTGATTACCACGAATACCATCAACTAAATCATTTTCAGTATACCCGATACCTTGTAAAGTTTTATTAATATCTTCCGTTACAAGGTATGATAGGTCGTAAATTCCTACAGGTACCTGAAATAACCAGTTCACAACCTTTTTTGTCATAACATCTCCTTATGCTGCGAAACTACTTCCGCATCCGCACTTTGCTGTTGAGTTTGGATTATTAAAAGTAAATCCAGAAGCTTGCATCGACATTACATAATGCACCAATGTTCCGTTAAGATATGACGTTGAGAACGGATCTACAATAACTTTTAATCCGTTTTCTTGTTCAATTACAACATCATCTTCTTCTGGGTTATCTACTAAGTTAAAATCATACTTGAAACCAGAACAACCACCTGGTAATACCGAAATACGGAAGTAGTTTGCATTTTCTGCTTCTGCAAACTTCTTCATTTCCCCAAGTGCTGCTTTGGTAAAGGTAATATTAAAATCAGTTGCCTGTTGAACCGAATCCATTGCTCCCCCTTCCATCTGCCGATGTGGTTTCTGTGACTTCTTCAATTTCAAAGTTGACTGTCGGAACTAAAATCATCTGTGCAATCTTTGTTCCTTCTGATATTCTGGCTGTATTTCCACCACCATTATATAAAGCAATTTTGATTTCACCAGTATAACCATTATCTATTACACCAGCCACTACAAATAAGTATTGTTTTGTCGCCACCGAAGAACGGTCACGGAGTAATGCACCATATCCTTCTGGAAATTGGACAGAAATACCTGTAGGGATTAGTCCTACTTCTCCAGGAAATATAACCATTGGTGCTTGGGCGTATAAATCGTATCCTAAATCCCCAGCATGTGCTTTAGTTGGTAATATTGCGTTATCAAGTAGTTTTTTGACCTTCATTATGCCCTCATAACCCTTTTAAGTTTCATTTCAATCTTGGACTTGTCGTTCACACCAAATGCGAACTCACGAATACGTCCGTCCTTGTAGATGTATAACATTGGAACAGCCTTTGCTCCAGTAAATGTCTTTGCATCTGGAACTTCATCGATGTCTACCTTGTAAAAAGGAACAGAGGTTTGATTAGAAAGTTCTTCAATGACGGGAAGCATTTCTTGGCATGGCTTGCACCACGTTGCATACAGGTCCACCACTGCAATATCATTATGGTGAACCACTTCTTTTAACTGTTCAATCGTGTCAATCTTGTTCAACATTATTGAACCTCACATCCACCAGCAGAACATGCTGCTTCACCTTGTAAGTTGGTCACATCTTCAACCTCTACGACTTCATCAAGATTGATTTCGTGTAAATGACCAACCAATTCGTTATAGGTTTCTTCGTCAACATCTTCAAATGGTGCTTGAATGTATGTGTGGTCTGAATATGGAAGAACTGAGAGTGCAGTGAAGTTTTCACGATTTTCCCACATCCATTCACCAACTTCCTTCCATTCACCATCCTTGATAGATACTGTGACCGACACGTTATTCTTATTTGCACCCTTTCTGTGACCTGTCTTGACCCATTCCTTCCAGACCTTACTGGTACGATGGAGAAGGTCTAATGCACTTTCTTGACGAGTGATTGCATCTTCTGGTGCCTTTTGTGGCACTTCAATGACTGCTTGGATATTTGGCTTGAAGTATTCGTCGGTAACAAGTTCTGGGTGATTGTTCTTCAAATATGCGTAAATACTTTCGTTCTTACCTACACGGATACGACGAATATAGTGCTTGTTATGCCAAGCGTGAATACCACTACTCGTACCCAAAACGAGGGACGATGTGCCTTCTGGCTTCACGGTTGTGCAACGGGCCGCTGGCATCGTACCAATTATAGACGATACACGTGCATTCTCTTCCTTCACTATGTTGGCAGCCTCTTTCATGTTGAGCTTTAACACTCCACCCGATGCGATGCCAGTCATCGACACTCCGATGAGTGCTTCCTTCTCTGTTGTTCTCTTCCATATGTCTCTCAAATAATGAAAATCTGTGTATGATGCTTGTAGTGTACCAATAAATGCTGCTGCTTTTGCTCGTGCGTTCAAATCTTCTTGGTCTACGACATCACCAGCATGGATAGTTGTTAGATTACAGAACTGGAACGGACGGAGACTGATTTCTGCACAAGGGTTCATACCCCAATCCTTGTCATTGGTAAAGAAGAAACCAGGTTCACCAGAACCCGATGCTTCAATCTTCTTCCATAATTCAAAGAATGTTTCTGCTTCAACCTTTGAACGAACAATGACTGCTGAATTGTTTGCACGACCACGTTGTGCATTTTGTTCCCACCAGTTACCGAACTTGCAGGTCAACATATCATCGTCATCAATATCAAACAACGAAATCATTGCTGACCGACGAATACCACCTGCCAACACGGCATCAGCGATATAGCAGAGAATATCATGCACTTCGAGTGTAGTGAGATGTTCCCCATTTTGCTTACGGTCTAATACCTTTTGCACATTATGCAAGCAATCCTTTAATGGTTCTGGACCAGGTGCCTTTCCACCACTGGTCAAGAGCATTGCACCCTTAGGACGGACATCGGTGAAATCATAAATCGGCATTGCCTTACCCTTCATATATGCTGTCATCAATACCTTGACCGCATCTGCCCAACCTTCGATACTATCACCAACAAGATAACGACGATTTTTTGTTGGCTTGTTAATCTCAGGTAAGTTTTCTACATGATGCCTTTGTACGGAGTATCCGACCCCTGTGCCTGACAACAAGAGGAACATGATTTCTGAGAATGCGTCCACGTGGTCAATAGGTAGAAAACAGCAATTATACAAACGAGCGTTGTTAATGGCAATAGGTTTCCCAGCAAACTGCAAACTGCGCATGGAAGGAAGTATCTTCTTATCATATACATATTTGTATGCTGCCTCTATTTCTTCTTTTAGGTTTGGATATTTTTCCAAATGCATTTGTTTGTTTCTATCAACTAACTCTTTCCAATTTTCTCTACGATTTAATGTAGGATTAAACTTTGCGTACTTCATAAATACGGTAATATCACTTAAAATCTTTGCTTCAATCTGCATTTGAATACTCCAATCTCTACTCTGAATGTTATGGGTTGTGGTAAAATAAATAGGGTGTTTGTTTAGGAAAAAATTATGTGTTAGTTAATCATCAAGACTTTCTAATCCACTCATCTCTGCCAACTTTTTTCTGAGTGTATTCTTTTCATCTGCAACTTGATTTTCCATCTGTTTCTTCAACAAAATACCTTTTGATGATTTCTCATCGTAAATCTGTATCTGACCGATACTTGTGTCCATTACGACAGGAAATGTTTGACCATCGGCACCAAATCTATTCTTAATAATATGGGCACGTCCTGTCTTATTGACCTTATCTTCTAACTTACGGCTTAATGAGATAACTAAATCAGCAGTCATAATCTTATTATATGATTCTGAAATCTTGTCTGCCTGAATAACGTCATCTTGAATAGAACTACGTTGTGTTTGCGATGCTGTCCAACACGGAATGTTGAGTTCACCAGCGATACCACGAAGCTCCTCGTATATGGCACCCAATTCTTGATAACGGGCATCTACTCGTTCTGCTGCTCTTAATAAGTCTGCGTAGTCAACCAACATCAAATCGGGCTTATATCCCAATGCGGTCAATTGTTGTACGTGTGCCATAAGCGAATTACACGTTGCACTTCTGGCAGGATAGTATTTAATAATTAGTTGTCCCGTAATCTTTGACACTACATCTTTGACCGCATCAACGTTATCAGGAATCTTTCCAGGTTCAATACCCGTAAAGATAGTATCATACCTGATACCAACATAATTTTCATTCAATTCAAGAGTGTAATGCACCACTCGCTTTCCCTTGCGTAGTGCGTTTGCACCGATGGTAGACAATGCCCAACTCTTACCGATACCAGACGGAGCTGCGATAACACCAAGTTCACCACCACCCAATCCACCACCAGTAATTGCATCAATAACATCCCAACCAGTCGGAACCGTATCACGAGAAATACGAGCCAATCTGGCTTCTACATCCTCTGACCAGTTTAGACCGATTTCCTTTGGTTGTCCACTACGAAGTGCGTGGTCAACGACCGTCTTAATCTTGTCATAATCACCACTCTGTAGTAAGTCAACAGACTTAATGATTGCTGACTTTAGTGATTGATTACGAGCAAAGTCAAGAAACTTATCACGAACATATTCTGCATCCGTATCGGTGACCTTGGTGACCACCTTACGAAGCAATTCAATAGTTCCCGCACGAAGTGAATCGTCGGTTTCTTGTGATAATTCAATCTTGAAATATTCAAGTGTTGGTAGTGTGCGATATTCGTTATAAAAGGATAGAGCTTTCTTCGCAATCCATCTACCAGAATCACTATCAAAGAAGTATGGATTGATAACATCAAACGACTGCTCCAAAAAATCTGGTGCAGAGATTATCGACGATAATACTTTTGTTTGAAACTCAATACCATACTTCGATAGATTATCTACATTCGTATCATAATTTTGTGGTGCTGATACTATCGGAACCATTAGAGAACCTCGTTAGTGGAACAAATGTGGACGCAAGCCACATATCGTAAGTCGGAAAGTTAGATATAACTTTACTACGAATCATCAACTTTGTCAAGTCCATCTTGCGTAAATCCGTCTTAACAATGTCTAATTTATGAACTATTTTCATTTTTGCATCTGCAGAAATATTGACATCTCGTAATTGCATGAGTTGCATATTTCGTTCTACTATATTTTTATTACCTAATATATTTTCAATTAATTTTGGTTTCTTCTTTACGTCTGTGAACTTTTGTTCTATGAAATCATAATCAATTGTGTTCGCATTATCTACCAATTCTGGAAACAACTTTAGTATAGTCTTTTCACCAGCCCCACGAATACCATCAATATTATCACTCTTATCACCAAGTAATGCCCGATAATACACAAAGTTATCAGGATGTACTCCGTAAGTTTCTATAACTGTTTGTACATCAAATGTTTTCTTCTTGACTGGATTATAGACTTTAGTTGTTTCTGTCACCATCTGTAAAAAATCTTTATCTGTTGAGTAGATAATTGATTCCCCACCTTGTGCAGTAATCAACTCCGATGCATATGCAATCACATCATCTGCTTCAATATTATCCATTGTAAAGATAGTAACAGGGAGACACTCTAACATTTCAATAAGTGTCACCAACTGATACTTCATATTTTCTGTTTCTTGCTGTTCGGTTGTCATATCATACTGACGGTTCAACCGAGTTGGTGGCTTACGATTTGATTTATAGTCTGAATAGATTTTGCGTCTGCGTTGTGACCCACCTTTCCCATCAAATACAATCACAACACGTGACGGTTTAAAATCACGAACCACGGACCCAACACTTTTTAGAAACCCAGACATACCACCAATATGATTACCATTATCATCAAGTGTTGGGATTGCTGCGTAACTACGTAGGAATGTGTTGAGTGCGTCAATAAAGAGGACACGACCATTATACTTCGTGTCCTCTCTATTGACATCAAACTTCATAGATTCAAAGACTTTCTGTAAATCACTCATTTTCTTCTAGTTGCCCATCAACTCCTTCCATTATTCCCATGCGACGAGCCAATGCCAATACATCTTCATCCGACATATTATTGACATCTAAATTTTCAAGTTCTGTAAAAATAGGATCATTTTCGTTCATACTTGTTATAGCTTTTTCAACTTGGTTTAATGGAATAGGAGGAATGGTAGTTTTGATACTTGGTTGTTGTGTTGCAACAGTAGTATTATATACCATCAACTTTCTACGAAGTTGTAGTTCAAATTTATCTATGTCTCCATTTGCATTAGTAAATGCTTCTAATGCTACCGAAATAAATTCTTCTAGCATATTACTCATCCAATAAAAGTTGTTTACTATCTTCCTCACCTGTGTCAAGTGTCATAGCGTCTGGATTGTACTCACTACGATACTTCATAATAAGAGTATCACAAATCTTACTATAGATTTCTTCCTTACGGGTGATGTTCGAGTCTAAGAACTTTGGGAAGTCCTTCGATTGGAACTTGACTTCTTCACCAGTAGTTTCGTCAACCATAGTATACCACGCACCAGATTGCTTGACCAGACTGTTTTCCTTTAAGACATCCAACCAACTACCGTAATCATCAATACCACGGTCGAAGTAAATGTCGAACTCTGCCACACGATGCGGTGGACCAAGACGGTTCTTGACCACAACCGCCTTCACATTCACACCAACCACATTCTTGTTTCCATCTTGGATTTTACCAATCAAGGACAAACGAATACGAGTTGATGCGTGGAATGCGATAGCCTTACCACCAGAGGTAGTCCAGGGGTCAGAGAACGCAGGAGCGTTCATCTTCTGACGAAGCTGATTGGTGAATACGAGTGCGATGCGTTCCCGACCAAGAAGGCCAGTAATCTTGCGCATTGCCTTACTGATAATGATTGCCTTATCTGTAGCGTATCCATCCTTACCGAAGTCTGCTTCCATTTCCTTCTTCGTCGAAGCAGCGGCAACAGAGTCAACGATAATGGTGACCAACTTTTCCTTGTCCTTACCAGTTCTTACCTTTTCAATAATGTTGGTAATTGCATCGAAAATATCTTCGACTGTTGAGAGATGAACATACACCAACTTGTTCATATCAATACCCACAGCCTTAAAGAACTCTGGATTGACTGCGGTTTCTGTATCAATCAATACCGCCACACCACCACGCTTCTGCGTGTTAGCGATAAGTTGTGCACCGACCAACGACTTACCAGAACCTTCTAATCCAGTAAGTTCGGTGATACGACCCACAGCAATACCACCATGCGGACGGTTACTGATTGCGATATCCAACATCGTTGCACCAGTTGAAATAAAATCCGTGAAATCCGTTGGGGTATCTTCCTTACCATCAAGGAAATACGCAATCTGGTCAGAGTCTTTATTTAATTTGTTTAGTGAATCTGCGATGACTTGTGCCAATTCATCACGGTCTGCCGCAGGAATTGGTTTCTTAGTTTTCTTTTCGGTACTCATAATTGATTACCGATTAATTGTCGAATAGCTTATCGAACTCATCAAGAGCGTTCTTGACTTGTGCCGACTCAGAAATCTCCGTCTTAACGTCGAGGACTTCAGCGGTCACACTCTTGACCTCAGAATTACCCTTTGCGGGAGCAGGGGTAGGGGTCGAACTATCTGGGTCAAGATACTTCTGGAGAACGACCATCAACTCTTCATAGGAAGGTTCCTTGTAGAGTGCGAAGATGTCGGGCTGCTCGGTAAGAAGCTTCTTAGCAACATCAACATCACCAACCACAGGGGTCTGATTCGGCTTAACCTTTACTGAGGTCTTAGCAAAGTTGGTATCGGACTTCTCTTGTGGAATATACTCGACCACGACATCACGACCAACCTTCGGGTCAGTAATATCACCGTAGTCGGGGTCAGCGATGTAGGAAAGAAGATCCTGATAGACTGTCTTACCGAACGAGAAGAAACGAACACCCTTGTCCTCTTCACCACGAACGATGATAGGAACATAGGTACGAAGCTTAGGACGGAAAGCATTAGCTTGCTTCCACGCAGCCTTCTCTGCTTCACGACCGTCACGGCGTGCATCTTCAACTAACTTGTCTGCGAATTCCGCGATAGGGTCGCGGCGACCAAATGAAAGAGGCGAGATGTAGGTCTTATTTCCGATATAGTGGAAATAGAGTTCAATAAAGGGGTTCTCGCGGTTCTTTGCCCACGGGACAATACGGATGGTTGTCTTACCTTCGGTGGGCTTCCAAAGCGACTCACTGCGGTCACTTTGCTTTGTGAATGTGTTGAGCTTTGCCTTTAGGGCATTAAAATCTAGTGCCATACAATTTTCTCCTTAGTGTTTAGAGTTGAGTGTTTAATACACCTCACTATGTATGATAATGAGGTAAGCTTAGTTTGTCAAGTGCTTAGTTTTGAATTGTAATAATATTTGATATTTTAGTATTTACTTTTTTAAGGCGACCATAGGCAGTGACTAAAACAGTATTTTGTAATTCTGTCCAATCAATCTTATAGGTCTTATCTAATACACCACCATTCTTTTCTTCAATCAACTTATTAATTGCATTGATTGTATAGATGGTGTTTGTTTGCTTCTTTCTATGTACTGAGATTGTAGATTCAGGTGCTTCACCAAGAACTGGTTTCGATAAATCGATATTATATGTCAAGATTGCTTGATTCTCATCATTCACATTATCCAATACATAAACCGAATTAAATGCGAGTGTGTAGATTTTCTTGATTTGTTCTATGGTGGATTCAATATCCTTTTTAGCACAGAAAGTACAAAGTAACTGTGTTTCTGGTTTCATAATATAAACTCATTAGGGTAGAACTATTACTCCTAATAAATATTATTATGTACTGTCAAACCTTATATTTCTACCTTGGAAAGCTCATTGTAGTTTTTACCTTTATACATTCTCGTTGGGTACATTTCTCCCTCTAACAAACCTTTGATTCGTGGTAATAATGCTGCTTCTGACCTGTGTAAATCCAAGAGTAATGCATCATAAGTGTAAAGAATAGGTTTGGTCAATCGTCCATCTAACAACTCACAAACCTTTGCAACATTTGCAAGAGCCGACTCTGTTTCTAACCACTGCACAGAATAGTTAAATACTTTATTCTGCGAAGGTTCCTCTACCATCAGTTTCTTACCTGTCTTGGTCTTTACATATCCAGAGGTTCTATAGATTTCCCACATTAATTCACTATACTTTCTAACTTTGTGGAAAAACTCTACATCACCAAAATCTTCGGTCATACCATACATCAATGCGAACGTCCGTGCTTTTGACGCCTCATATTCCTCAGGACTGACCTCCTGCTTACCATAATACTGCTGAGCAAGAAAGGTATGGACAGAACTATTTGGAAGGTCATATCCCATTTGTGCCCCAACCAGACGTAAGTGGAACGCCTCGTAGTCAAACTGAATAAGTAATCCATCTTCCCCATATCTACTGGTAAATGCCCCACGAGTTCCATCTGATTTATTGAGTGCAGCGAAGTTAATACCGCCATACTTGTTGCTCGGACGACCTGTAGCTGTATATGGATTATATTCCGAATATATTGTATTATTAGTTATATATTTCTTTATGTCTGACCCAAAGTGTTCGGTCAAGATATTCTGGTCAATACACAATCCCGACTTCTCAATCGTGGTCAACGTTGGAATAATTGTATTATTGACGAACTCATATCCATCAGGGGTTGTGTGCTTCTTATACGAGTCGTGAATGAAACGAAGAAGGTTATGTCCATACTCCATCCACATCGTCAACGGAATACTCAAATGCAAGTTCTTAAACTGAAACTGCTGTAATGTCCGTTGGATATTTGGTGTATAGTATTCACGGATTTCTGGAATACTCGTGCTAGATAGATGGAGAATAGTCGCAACATCATGCACTCGTTCGTGTGGAACACTTGGGAACGCATGAAGGATTTCTCGTTTGTATAGGGTGATAATTTTAAATGCGTCTTTAAGTTCGACCGACAGAGGAATACCATCGGGATGATTAAAGGGAACACAGAAGTATTCACCATCGTTAAACGCAATATGTAAAGAGGATACTTGATTGACCGCAGGATGAGAGTGCTGGTCAACAAAGATAGGTGCCACATACGACACCTCGGTATCTATTCTTTTTTGTAATTTTTGTAAGTCCAGAACCGATTGTACAACCATTATTCCCCCGAATAGAACTCCATATAGTTTCGCAAATGATTGGTAATACCTGGAAGTTCTTCTTCTGCTAATCCAAGTAGTGCCTTGTTTTGGCTAATCACTCCCTTGATTAATATATTATCACCAGTTGGTAATGTCAAGACCGTATCTTCCAACTTACCACATATTATCCAGTCTATTTTAGTTTTTCTAAATAATGGGTTATTAAGTATATTAGAATACATACCACCAGTTATTTCAAACACGGTACCATATCGTTGCGATGTATATTTCGCAAAATAACGAGATTTTACTTTTCTTCGTATATCTTCATCAGTAATACTTGGTGCAACATTTGTAATCGTCAACGACAATTTATTTTTGGTATTTGTATCTCCCAAATTTTCAAATAGCGGACGAGGTATATTTGATAGCATATGTTATTCCGATTTTAAGTTTTTAACTTTACCTGTTGGCATCGCGTTAAATCTAGAATGGATTGTTGTATTCCATCCTCGTCCGATAGTAATATTTTCTGTTAGACCGAATAGTTGGAATGCACCAAACTTTTTGTAATGTTCGTATGTTCTACCAACCCAGAATATTTGACCGATACGGAACCCAGATGCACCTGGTATGGTAATATCAGCTGTGATTGCCAATTTACCTGGTGCTCTCCATGCGTGTGAGTAGTCCACTTCTCTATTTCCAGACCCTGCGTTTGCAGACATTTGTTGTCTCATAAGGTCTGGTTGTAATTCAAACAAGTTTCGTTGTATTAAGAACGCTGCTTCTGCTGGTATTAGATTGTCTATCTTTGCTAAATTAGATTTTGCTTCTGCTTGAAGCGTGAGATTTGCTTCAGCCGCAAGATTAATGAGTGCTAGTTCTCCATCTAATTGCGAATCACTATACAGTTTATTTGTAGTTTTTAACCAATCTCTATATGCTTTCTTATCAAAACTAACAAATGTATTACCACCTCTTACGTCATCAGCTAACTTCACAACATCTGTATCTCTTGAAAATTCTTGTTTCAGTGGTTGTGTATATGTCTTTAAGATATATGAATCTATAGCGGCATCTGGATTAAATGGTGTACTAGTACCAGGTGTATACGCTGTTGGTGTTGATCCTGCTGGTCCGCGTTTACCACTTTCAACCGCTTCTACTGCATCAATAAATTTTATACGTTGCTGTTCAGTTAACGTATTCATTACCGTATCTTGAGTAATTGCTGGTGTTGATGGGTTTAACGCTTTTACTACTGTATTAATATAATTTTGTGTATTATTTTCGCTAGGTGGTGCATATCTGTTTAATGCAGCGCTAATAGTCTTATCTTTATAGCTTGACCCTTCAAATAACAATTTTCTTTTTGCTTCACGACCCATCGCATAAGTAGGAAAAATAGCAAATCGTTCAGGTGGATTACTACTTTGCCCATTTCTATCTATTTCAACTTGACTTAAATCCAACGCTCCCATACTTCTAGCGAAAGACCCATCTTCTAAATTACCAGGATTATTATTTCTTGCAGCAAACGTGCCTGTACGCCGTGCAGTTGTGTTATCATCATACTGTACGATGTTATATCCGACACCCACTTTAAGTACTTTTACTATTTTCTTATCTGCATCTGCCATATTACAACCCCCCGCGTGCAGCTATGGCACCTGGACCTGTTCTTCCTGGTACCCCTACTATTTCTGGTTGTGGTTTTTGAGCATCTATCTGTCGTTGAGCTGCTGCAACTGCTTCTTGTTGTGTTTTAGTTATGGTGTCAATTTTATTTCTAAAATATTGTTTTGATTCTTCAATTTTATTTTCTACTATAATTCTTGCACGAGCAGCTATTCTTGCGTTTGCGTAATCACGATTCCACACGGAAAAACTCGAACCCCATTCTACCTTTTCTCTATTTTTTTCACGTTCAATTAATGCTTTTGTTCTGTATGCAAACAGTGCGGTTATAGCTGCTGCTTGTGCTTCTGTTATTAGAGAATCTCTTCTAAACCGTTCAAATGTAGAACGATATGCTCTAGCTTGTTGTACTGTTAAAAAGTCTCTGACATTAAATATTGATGTAATAAATTGTACAACTTGTGGTGGTATACCATTTGCTCCAGCTACACCAAATGGGGCAAGTAACCCAGATATATTTTCTGTTCCACTCGTGTCTCCTAACAATTGACCAGATAAAGTCTTTGCTATGTCAGTAGTACTTAATCCACCAGGAGGATATGATGGTGGTGTAGTAGTTCCAACACCAGATTGTGGTTTATTTGTTCTAGCGAATATATCGGTAAGTCCTTTATTATTTACGAAGTCTGCATCTCTACGTTCAGGAGCAGTTATTAAATTGCCACCATTAATTCCTGACACAGCTAATTGCGAGAACAACATTTTCGGATAATCAGTGCTTACCTGTATGTCCAGCACATCAGGACCCAAAATATCTGGTTGTCCTTTGTCATTTACTACATTTGTACTTAATAATTTTTTATTGAACTCATAGATTTTATCTTCTGAATTAATAGCTATTGTTCTTGCGTTATCATCCAAAATACGGAATTGTTGTTTGTCATCATCATAAAATAACTTTAAATCCCAGTAGTTTTCTGTCGCTGCATTGATATTACGGAGGAGTGCTTCCAACCCTTCCATAATAGTTCTTGCGTTTAAAAACACCGATTGTATTCCTTTACTATTCAACCATACACCAGTTGCTAATGCAGTTATACCACTTTCCGTAATTACGTTTGACCCAAATTTTCTACTTTGTAATGCATTATATGTTCCTTCACGTTCTGCATTACCAGCTGCACCACCTGCTCCAAGTAAACTTGTATCTCCAACGAGAGTTCTGTTATTATAACTCCATGCACCACCACCATCACTTCTTTGTAATTGATTGATAAGTCCAGATTGCTGTGCTTCATTTGTGGTTCTTTTATTTGCTTTTGCTATAGCAGCTTCGTTAAAAATAATCATTGTTTCTGGATTTGTTGACCGTAGGTATTCATTAAATCCAACAACAATAACATCTGTACCTTCAATTAATGGGGATACTAAATTAGATAGTTGTGCTTCACCGTTTGTAGCAGAGTTAATAATAGACACAACTTGTCTATTCAAAATTTCATCTACGAAGTGTCCGAAACTTATAAAATATGAATCTTCTAATCCCAAATCGTTAGTAGTTCCAGAATCAGCCGACGATGGAACATCTGTTCCTGGTCGTGATGCTCTGTCTATTGGGTCATAAAATCGTATTATATTTCCAGCGGTGTTATTAACATTATCTTTCAAGTATGTAGAGAACGGACCATTTATTCTAAAATATTCCGATACCGACTTAACTACCGCTTGGTCTGCATTAACTTGATTTGGGTCGAGGGGATTTGATGTCGAATATGCCGAGATATATAATAGATTGTCTGCTCTACCGTATGCGACCACAGTAATTTTGTATACATCATTTTGTAAACTTGTTTTTACGTTAGCGATATTTGCTACTGCAAAATCATAATTAAACTTATTTGGTTTACACCACTTATCTATAAAGCTTAATCTAGAGTCAGCAATTGCTAATCGAATATCCGTTTCTACTCCTGTTCTCTTAAAATCTAACGTAGTTAATTCTTCTACTATATCTGTGGTGGAATGTATAGTTCCCCATTCCAATATAGAAGTCATACCAGGAATAAAACATACTGCATCTAACACTTCCAATTGTTCTTGGGTATAACATTGAATTTCAAGAGTAAACTTTAATACGTTTCCATTACGTAAACGTTCTACAGTTGCACTTGTTATACCTGGTGGTGGGAAGTTTTGTGCTGCGGTGTCTAAAGATACATTACGAAACGATGTTGCCGTATGGGTATACATCAATCGCTGTTCACCACCTGTATCAGACTGTTTATATGTTGTACCGATAACCAATCCTTTGTCAGATTGTGTACCATATAAATCTGCTGCAGAATAATTTTTATTATCCCATCCATGCAATCCTAATGTAAAAAATCTACAATCTTTATATGCACCAAATGTTGGACCCAATGACCCAGCATTATCAATGTTTGACATATCGGTAGCAGTAGTGAACCGTAAAAATGGTGTTCTGATACGCACCAAATTTTTACTAAACGAACGACTTCTTAATTCTGTTCGTAAGTCTTTGTTAAATACATTTAATGTTTCTACTGGGTTTAGTGCCATAGATTATTGTAGACCTGCTGATGGTATAACTAATTGTGTTCCACCCTTTAGGAAAAACGTACCGTTAACTAAGTTGTTTGCTTTTGCGATAATCCACCACTTTGAAGCGTCCCCGTAATAACGTGCTGCTAGTGTATCAAGACGATCTCCATCTTGTGCGATTATCGTATATTCAAAAATATCAGGTGGTATAATATTTGTAATCCCAGTTTGGTAATATCTTCTACCATCTCGGGTTGTTAATACTTCAAAATCTTCTAGATATCTGGATATCATATGTTATCGTCCAGCTGTTGAGGTTGTCGAACCAATGCGTGGTGCTCGTAATTGTCTTTGAATTCTTTGTTGGAATTCCAATAATGGATTTGTGGATGCCACTTGCTCAGAATAGTTGGGGTTATATCTTATTTCATCTGCTCGTATTCTACTAGTAGTGTCTACTTGTGATATTCCTGTACCCACTCCTGCTGGTTGTGTTGCTTGTGCTACTGCACCACCAGCTTGTTGTGCTGATTGTACACCCGTTCCATTTTGTGGATTTGCTCGTTGTAATGCGTTCAATGCAGCGTAGTTAAACAATTCGGCACTGTTGGCTTGTTGTGTGATGAATGAGTTTTCTATTACGTTGAATGCCATAGTTAACTGGATTGCCATAGGAAGTTCTTGGTCAATATCCCACGGAATGTCGGTCAACTTCATATCAACGTTTTCTACATATCCTGGTTGGTCTACAAATACGTTTCCAATTGTTAGTTTTACTAGCGGAGCTACCATAAATCCACCAGCGTCTTTTATAGGAAACACCAACTTATTTAACATATTTGCTCTAGCCCACATACCATTCAATTCTGCTTCACTAAATGCAACAAGATACATAGAAAATGTTGCATTTCTATTCATACCTTTGTACGTTATAAATCTTTCTGGTCTGCCCACATACTTTACTTCTTCGTATTGACCACGTGCGTTATGATTTAAATCGCTAATAAATGCTCTGAATTTAATACCGTTTGCTAACTCTGGTACACCTGGTACTGCAATTTTAAACATAACATAATCTTTTTCTGTTGATGTATCACCAGCTGTTTGTAAATCTGCAAGTTTTCTTATAGGTCCATCGTTGACCAAATTAAATATATCTTTGGTATATCTTGCACTTGTGAGATTACTTCCACGTGGTGTTCCTCTACTGACCGCACGTAATGTTTCTGTATAATCTGCCGAACTTCTGTAATCATCTGTTGGATAATCTTTTAGTGCATTGCCAAGTCCACTATTGATACTTGCAAAATTTGCTTTTTGTACTGCTGCTCTTGCTCTATCAAGATATGCTTGTCGTGAACCTTGTGGTCCTTGGAAATTTTTAACGGTGCCATCGTTTTCCTTCATCAATGGCCATAAATTATTTATATATAATGCATCATATGCTGTTTGGTCTTTTACTAGCGTTGCATCATTTATACTGAATGCTGCACCCAACGCTTGCTGTGCCGTAGTGAGTGCATTTAATGCATTTCCTACTTGACCAACGTTAAATGTACGACCACCAATATTAAAATTAACTTGATTAATTCTATTTTGAACATATGCACCAAACGCACTGTTTAATGCTCCAGTAAATCCACTTGGTTGTGATGGTTGTGATCCACCAACGAACTTCAATGGTAATTTTGTTTGTACATTGATTACTGTTTCTTTTTGTAATCTACCTTGTAATCTACTATCTCGTATTGCGTTTCCTTCTATCAATCGTGATACACGATTTAGTGGGTTTACTAAATTTGCATTATTGTAATTCAGCACCATATTTTCAACTGATGCTGGATTGTATGAACGTGACTGACCGAAGGTATTACCTGCTTGTAGTAATTGTTGTACTACTTTGAAGTTTTGACCGTCCGATGTTCTAAAATATCTATTCATTCGTTGAATATCACGTGGACCAGATACCAATGGTAATGATTGCGAGTTTTGCAATATTCTACTCGTGTCTATTACATACGTTTCATTTTCACCATTTTGTGAATACGGTTTGATTTCTACAAGAGTATTATTTCTTGCTGGGTTTGTAGCTGTTTGATTTGAACTCGTACTTCTAAATGCTTCGTAGAATGCAGTACGTCTAGATCTAGTTATCAATGCTTTTGTTATCAATTGACTTTCTTGATATTCTTTAACTAACGGAATAGATGTTAATCTAGGGTCTGTATAGTCGTCGTATACCTTCTTTGGACGATTAGTAATTAGTAATCGTGAAGGTACTAAGTCTCCGCTAATTGTATCACGTAATGACTTAAATGTTGTGAAGTCATTATTTACAACGGAGTCCGAATATCTTTCAGATAAAGTTTTCGTGGTTTTAGCGATAGTACTAAATATCTTTGCCATATATTAACCCACCACAGCTAGACGGTCAAGTGGTGACCGTGCGTTTAATGAAACCCGTCCAACTGTATTACCATCCATATCAATCTTCATATTTGAGAATGCTGCTGCTAACTTATCTAACTTAGCTTCCATCTTATCCATATTGACATTAACCACATTATTTACTGCTGGTGCTTGTGTTGGTGAGAATGTTCCTTTATTAATGTTATCCAACATATCTGAGCCATATGCCTTGGTTGCTTTTGCGTTCACCACATATTCACCTGGTGATGTTGGTGTCAATATGTTATCACTTGTTGCTGTACCTGGACCCGTGATTAATCCACCGGCCGCCTTTGCAGAACCCATAAAGAAACTTGTTAACATCGGAGTAACTGCACTACCTATCATACCACCAACTATAGGAGCTACCAATTGTGCACCTGGTATCATTCCAATTAATAATGTTGCTAATACCGATGTAACTATTCCAATCAGTGTTGCTGCGATTGCTCGTTTGATACTTTTTGTTTGTTGAAATTCACTAATACCTGCAACTGCACCACCAAGTACGCCAGCCCCTGTAACCGCTGCTCCACCACCCGCACCAGCTACAGCATTACCAAACATTCCACCTCCAGCTGCTGCGGTAGGTGCCGCTACAGCGCGTACCATTTGTGTTGATGTAGTTGCAACTTGTTGTGTTGGTATTGCAGATTGTCCCCGAGCAAATGCCAATGCTTCTGATGCTGGCATATTTGGGTTCATTTGTCTCATTCTAGCAGCTAATGCAACTGTGCCTGGTTGATTTGCTTGTGCCGCTAACGCTCTCTGTGCTGCGGTGGCTGTACTTAATCCTTGTGATTGTAAATCGGCGGCAATTCTAGTTGTTTCCGCCATTCTAACACTAAGTTGATTTTGTAATTGTTGTTGCGTTTGTCCAGCTACCCCTACTGTTGTTGATGCTGGCAATAATCCACGTATACCAGATGTTGTCGCAGGTGGTACTCTACCGGCAGGTATACCAGGTCTTCCTGGTATTGGTGGTGTTTGTCCACCTTGATAAAAAGTTCTGTCTGATTTAGGTGCTGGTAATGCTAATCGTTCTTGTTGTCTAGGTAATGATGTTGGTGCTGTAGTTGGTGCTATTTGTGGTTTTTCAGCTACCCCCGATACTCTTTTAGCCAATAAAGCTTTTGTATTAAGTACAGTAGCTACTGTTTGGGCTGGTATTACTGCAATCAGTGCCGCTAAAAAGTTTGCAACAGGTCCTACACGTTCTAATATTTTATTTAGTGTAGTTCTATCTTTTTCTGCTTGTGTCTCTTCTGTTGCCACAGCACCACCACCAGCAGCCAATCTTGTGATTTCTGCAACATTAAGACCCAAATCTTGTTCCAGTGCAACTTTTAAGAAACGATTACGTTGTAATTCTGCTAATAACTGTTGGTTTCCACCAAGTTGGCTTTGTAATTCAGATAATACTTCTTGTGGTGTACCTGTTCCAGCAACAGCAGCTAGTCTATTAAAATCAACTTCAACACCCATTGCTCTGAGTTCAGAGAACCGTTCTAGTGCTCCTTCAAAATTACCAACTATACCATCAGCTAATGCTTCGGTTCTATCCAACCCAACACCAATACGTTGTGCGTTTGCTGCTGCCTGTGCCAAAGCTGCTGCATACTTGGTACCAGCTATTGCAACTAAATTTGCATTTTTTGCTGCAAATTCTAGTGCGTTTGCTGCAGTTAAACCTGCTGCTCTAAATTGCCCAATGAATGTACTTTTTGTTGCTTCCCCACCAACTACTAAAAATGAACGTTGTGCTTGTAAGAACGTGGCAGAACTTACACCCAATGCTTTAGAAGCTTGTGCTATCTTTTGAGCTTCACCTCTTGTTAATATGCCACCAAATTCTTTTTGAAATGCGTTTATCGCATCAACACTTTCTTGAAAGGTTAGTGGTGGACCACCAGAAAAAAATGAAGTAATTTGGTTAGTAAATGCACCTACACCAACACTTAAAGCGGACCCAAATGTTGTACCCACTTGTTTTTGTAATCCAAAAACTGCTGTCCGTAATTGTGTAAATAATTGTCCTACACCAAACAACACAGTTCTAGTATAAACAGATGCCGTCCCTAAAGCACTCATTCCCTTTTTAACGTTGTTAAATTCATTAGCAGTGTTTGCCAAAGTATTTTGCATACTTTGTAATCTTGCAGCGAATGTATTAAAATTAGAACCAACTCTTATTGCATTTTTATTAAATAATGCTATAGCAAATTGTGTTTCCTTGCCTTTTATACCATCAAAGAAAAAATTGAGAAGAAATGTTCCTCGTTTAACAGCTTGACCAAGTGTTGCTACATCTCTTCGCATTCTACCTATATCATTACCAGCAGCTTCAAGTTCTTCCTCTGTTAACTTTGCAGCCTTTTTCATTTTTTCGTTTATGGCATTCATAGTGGTAGCAAACTTTTTTGCTTCGCTAGCCACATTATTTAATTCAGAAGTAAGTCCATCCGCTGCTAGACTTGCTTTTTCCATATTAGGATCTACAGCCATCTATTATCTCATTTACGAGGTGATCGTTTCGTAGCCTTTTCTATTTCTTCATTTGCTTTTTCTACTGCGTCATTCATTTCCTTCAAATAGAAGCCGCGCAAGAACACTGGCATATTATATAAATCTTGAAAGGTAAATCCACCTTTTCCATGATACACCATAGAAAAGATGACCTTATGCATGTTCAACCTATATTCTTGCGTCAGGCCAAAAAAAGTCCGTGCCGATTGTGATTGGTAATGTACTTTCGTGATTACAACTTTCGCAAGTATGTGATACTTCAAACTTTACGTCTGGTGTCACCGACTTGTAGAATTCACGAAGTGCTCGTGTATCTGCCACCAACATATTTTCTACCGTTTCACGAATAGTTTTTTGGTCAGATGCCCCATCCACTTCGGCAATAATATAACGTAGTCTGGTTGATACTTCTGGATCTATATTGGACTTTATTTTTTTCATAGCGTCCAATTCTTTTTGAATTTCTTTTTCAATCTTACGGGTAAGTAATCTTACTTTGATAGTTTTCTTACTAGCTGGTAATGTTACTGACAAATTACCTTCCGATACTTCTTTTGTTTCTAATTGTGATAAGTCTATATCCAACTCTTCTCTATTTGAACATGCTGGGCATGTTGCGGTAACTGGATAATCTTTTCCATATCCCATAATACGACTTGCTACCATTACCGCATTAATATCACCCAAAAGTAAATCTTCACCGTGCACACCTTTTGTAACAATAAGACTATCGATTAACTTATCTAATACAACACCCTTTTGAATAAGGTTTTGTGAAGTTAAAATATCCTCTTCTTTTGCAGTCATATATTTTAATTCTATTTGACCACTACTGAGTGGACTACCTTCTGGATAAAACTTACCCTTACTTGGTAAATCGATTACTTCTGTAGGGAATGTAACATTTGACATAAAATAACTCCTTGGGTTGTAAATACTTGTATATAAATATCAATCTTCTATATTTTCATCGGTAAAATGGGTATTATATACCGAACTAATTCTGCGGACAAACTCCCTAAAAAATGATTTATTACTATCAGGAGTGACCAATGCTCCGTCCACAATAAGGTCTGCGACCTGTTGTTTTTCCTTCAAAATGTCCCGCATATACTCATCTATGGTGTCCTCGCACAACATATAATAGGCTTGGACTTGGGAGGTTTGACCGATACGATGGGTTCTGTCCTCTGCTTGTTCGTGGTTTGCAGGAACCCAATCGCAGTTAAGAAATACTACCGTATCTATGACTTTCTGTAATCCGTCAATACCCATACCTGCTGCTAATAAACTAAAACATCCTATTTTAGCTTTCCCGCTGGTCAATCTATCAATACTTTCTTGCCGTTTATCTCTGTTCATATCACCCGTTAAGAGGGCAGCTTTGTCCCCATAGTGTTCTGTTAGGAAACGAAGGGGGTCAAGGTAATTGCTAAATATCAAGATTGACCTATCATTATCCAAGAACTCATCAATCATTTCCATTAATCGTGGCATTTTCTTTTGGATAAGAAATGCTTGGAGTTTTGGCATATGGGTGACCGAGGGTTTCCCGTCCATTTTCCATTTACCAAAGACTTCTTTGAGTAGTTCTTGATATTCCTTCTTTTCTTCTTTGGTAAGTTCTACATACAGGTCATTTCGTTGCTTTGGTGGGAGTTCTGTAAGTACTTCACTTTTCTTTCTACGGATGACCAAATCTTTCGTGCGGTCATGCAAGTCTTGGAGGTTTCGTGGAGCATCACCTTTCCATCCACCATAACGTTCGACAAAATGGTAAAAATTATTAAATCGTTCTTTATCCAAGAAGTTTAATAAACTAAATGCCTCAATAGGACGAGACATTACTGGTGTTCCCGTCAAGAAGATAGAATACTTGGTTTTAATCCCAGGATACTTTCGTCGTTCTTTCCACGACCCCAAGATACTTTTTGCTCTAATGGTTTGTCTATTCTTTAAGTAAGTGGCTTCATCACACACCAAGAGGTCAAACTTTTGTTCACGGAGTGATTTACTAATCTTAGCCACCGCGTCATAATGAACGATATGGAACTGATTATCCAACTCACCATAATAATGTTTACTATCCCAGATGGTAGATTTTTTACCAGTGAACTTTTTGATTTCACGTTGCCAGTTGACCACCACGGATAACGGACAGACAATCAATGTTTTAAGATTGTGATGTTGTGCATATCCAATTGCTTGTGCAGTTTTACCCAGTCCAGGTGCATCTGCAATCAAGCATCGTCCACCTGCTCTATCGACAAACTGAACACCGACTTTCTGATATGGGTAGAGATTAAGTTGCATCCCTTTGATTTGGAAGTCTGTATCTTCTTGACTACGGATTTCGTCGAGGTCTTGTCTACGAGATTTAAGTTCCTCAACCTTGTCCAATACTTTCTTGTCA